GCAAGATAACCGTCAACTTCCACAAACGAAGACTAATCGAAGATCAAGACTTGTATGTCCGTGAGGGCGACTTCGTTCTCTACGGTGGACTGTTCTATGAAATCTCAACGCTCTCACAACCAAGAGAACTATTCGGACAAATAGATCACAAGTTCGAAATAACAGCAATGTGTACACTATCCAGAGAGGGACTATTCGATGCCACGTAAAAAATACGACAAAGACAAAGTTCTCTTTGATCCAAAATTGAGCAAAGGCGACGAACTTGCCCCTTTACAAGAAGTTCCGTTCCAACCCTCAACTATCGAGACTATCGACAGGGCGCTCTTCGACTATGTTGATGACACGCTGGACATCTCTTGTACCACCAACAAGGGCTGGAAGAAAGTGCCTTTCTATTGGGCAGGTGCCGAAAGAGCATATCAGATAAAACACGATAGAGAGTTGAGAGACAACAACGGTGTCCTCATTTATCCACTAATGACAGTCGAAAGAGTGTCGATAGTGAAAGACATCGCAAAGAGAGGTTCAGTCTACGCCCCTATTTCAAACATCAACGATGTACAGGGCGGTTCCATAACCGTCGGCAGGGTAATAAAACAAGACAAAACCGCCAACTTCGCCAACGCCGACTCAAAAAGAGTTGTTCTCAATGTCGGCAACGGGCAAGAAACATATCCGAGAAAAGAAAATAAAAAAGTAGTATATGAAACCCTCACAATGCCCATCCCCGTCTATCTCGAAGCAACATACAAACTAACAGTCAAGACAGAGTATCAGCAACAAATGAACGAGATACTAACCCCGTTTATGACAGCCCCAGGTGGTATAAACTACTTCGTCGCTCAAAAAGACGGGCACAGATTTGAAGTCTTCGTTGATTCAGATTATTCAATAGAAAATAACGGTTCCTCCCTTGGAGAAGATGAGCGAGGATACAAATCAGAAGTATCGTTCAGAGTCATCGGATATATAATGGGAGCAGGTAAAAACGACGAGCAACCAAAGATAGTTCGCAGAGAGAACGCAGTGGAAATAAAGATGCCGAGAGAAACAGTAATACTCGGAGACATAAACGAGAATATGCACCTAAGCGGTAATGTTCCATTTTATAGAGAGTAGTCTCTATTTATTTATGCGTTTAGCTTTTTCATCAACTATTTACTTACGATAATACGAATATAAATACTTATTTCGAAGATTATGTTATAATGCTGCAAGGAGATAACACATAATGCCAGTTAAATCATTCAAATTCATTTCACCAGGTATCTTCATAAACGAGATTGACAACTCTCAGTTGCCAAAAATCGGAGCGGAGATGGGTCCAGTCGTTATTGGACAAACCGCAAGAGGCCCAGCAATGCGCCCCGTGAAAGTAAGCTCATTCTCAGAGTTCGTCGAGGTTTTCGGAAACCCAAGCCCAGGCGCTACAGGCGTCGATGTATGGAGAGACGGTAACCAAGGCGCACCAACTTACGCATCTTATGCCGCACAAGCATACCTTCGTAACTCAAATGCACTAACTGTCGTAAGACTCCTCGGAGCAGAACACGCTCAAGCTACCGATGCTGGCAAAGCTGGTTGGAAAACTGAAGACGAGAACGATCCTTCTGCCGCTTCCAACGGTGGAGCATACGGACTCTTCGTATTTGAATCAGGTTCAGCAGGAACGCAAGTGAACGGCGCTTTAGCCGCTACGTGGTATCTCACAGAAGGTTCTATCGAACTAAGTGGTTCTCTACGAGCAGGTGGTTCAGCAACCACAGGCTCTGCTGGACTCATAGACGACAATGACGGCGAATATAAGGCAATCATTAAGAACAGTTCAGGCGTTAAAGTTAGAGAAGCATCTTTCAACTTCACTCCATCTTCTGCAAAATACATCAGAAAGGTGTTCAACGTAGATCCAACATTGACTGATGGCACTACAACTCCAACTGCAAATCAAGAGATATACTGGCTAGGCGCAACATATGAACGCCACCTTGCAGACACAGTTTCCGATATGAGCACTTCTGTTGCTACCATTATGGGACTAGACAAGGGTGCTGCTTCTGCCGCCGACTTCGAACAAGGATTCCAAGCTGCTCAAACGCCTTGGTTTATCGGACAGAACAAGGGCGCAACATCTCTATACAATGCCGAAAATATGAAGAAACTCTTCAAGTTCCATACATTGGACGCTGGAGAGCAAGAGATGAAGAGTTTGAAGATATCAATAACTGATATCAAGTCTCCAAGATCAGACGGCGAATGGGCAACTTTTAGTGTCCAAATCCGCTCTGCAAACGATAGCGATAGTTCTCCCATAGTTATTGAGCAATATAGCGCAGTGAACTTGAACGAGAATTCTCCAAAATACATCGGAAGAGTTATAGGAGATCAGTATCTTGAATGGAGCGATGTGACTAACTCTCACACCGTAAAGGGTGACTACCTAAACGCATCAAAGTTTGTCAGAATAGAAATGGGTTCACAACTCGTATCTGACGACATGCCTTTCGGTTCATACGGTCCAGTTCGCATGAGCGGATGGGTTTCCAGCGGCTCTGCTCCATCGAATGTCGCAACCAGATGGGTTAGAGGATCAGGAAATATTCCACATCCAGTCGGTGCCGAATGGCTCGCAACTGGTTCTGTTGACTTTACAGGTTCAGTAAGTTATCCATCAATCCCTCTAAGGCTTAGTGCTTCAGACGGAGGCATTCCAGATCAGAAAAACGCATACTTCGGTATTGACACATCTCAAGCAGGAAGTAATAACTATAACGAAGGTTATGGCGACTTGCTCAAGATCTTGCCAAATCACTCGTTCACAACAGGATCGGGAACAGAATATTCTTACATGTTCTCTCTCGATGATGTTCGATCAGGAAGCATGAACGGTTCGGCATATTGGGAGTCTGGTTCATGCGCGGCAGGCGACTCTCTCACATCTGGTTCTTCCGCTGGCATCTTGGACGCAGGCTACAACCGATTCACCGTTCCTCTTTACGGAGGTTACGACGGAATCGACGTAACAGTCAGAAGTCCATTCGCCACACCATCGCTTACTGACTCAGACGGGTATGAATATTACAGCGTCCGAAGAGCTATAAACACAGTAAGTGATCCAGAGGTTGTAGAATATAACCTAATGGCAGCACCAGGTGTTATGAACGAAGCATTGACTTCGCACATGGTAAACACATGTGAAGCAAGAGGAGATGCTCTTGCAATCATTGACTTGAGTTCTGGATATCAAACTGCACAGGAGGTAACCACTCCAAGTAATGGTTCTGTGTCCCTTGCACTATCAAACATGAAAGCCAGAGCAATGAATTCCTCTTATGGTTGCGCGTACTATCCTTGGGTTCAAATCAAAGATACTGTAAATGACGCTATACTTTGGGCACCGCCTTCAATCGTTGCTCTTGGAACATTCTCAAGTTCACAGCGCAAAAGTGAACTATGGTTTGCTCCCGCTGGATTCACCCGAGGTGGATTGACAGAAGGTTCAGCAGGTGTTCCAGTTCTTCAGACTCGCGAGAGACTAACATCTAAGAACAGAGACGACTTGTATGAAGCGAACATCAACCCGATTGCTTCATTCCCAGCAGAGGGAATCGTAATCTTCGGACAGAAGACGCTCCAAGTGACTCCTTCCGCTCTCGATAGAATCAACGTTCGTCGCCTAATGATTTACGTGAAGAAAGAAATCTCACGCATGGCAGCAACTGTCCTCTTCGATCAAAACGTTCCAGCAACATGGAACCGCTTTACATCAGCCGCAGAGCCGTTTTTGAGAAGCGTACAAGCAAGACTTGGACTATCAGACTTCAAGATTGTTCTCGACGAAAGCACAACAACCGCAGACTTAGTTGATAGAAATGTCATGTATGCCAAGATATTCCTCAAACCTGCTCGCTCAATTGAGTTTATTGCCCTCGACTTTGTTATTACAAATACAGGCGCAGGATTCGAGGACTAAACTAAACTAATGACTATTTATATCAATAGGAGAAACAAATAATGTCAGATTTCTGGACTACAAATACATTCGAACCAAAAAGAGGATTTAGATTTCTCGTTCTGTGGAACGTCATGAATCAAGATCTTCAGTTTGTCGCCAAGTCGGTAGATCGCCCATCTTACACTGTAAGCTCAAACCCTCACAAGTTCTTTAACCACACCTTCCACTATCCAGGTCGCGTTGAGTGGAATAGTGTTACCTTTACTTTGGTTGATGCCGTCACACCAAACGGTGCCAAGGTATTCATGGATTATCTCTCGGCTATCGGATATGCAAATCCAAGTGACGGCGCTACGCTGGAAGACATCACTGGCAAAACTATTTCAAAAGCAACAGCAACAGAGGCGGCTAAGGGGCTAACTATTCTTGAGAAGGGAACGGGAGACAACAGCAACACCAGCATAGACATAGGACATTGGAAGCTAGATAACGCCTTCATAACTGAGGTAAACTTTGGTTCTCACTCTTATGATTCCGAGGAAATGATAGATATTACGATAACTGTTCAATATGATTGGGCTGCTTATAGCGAAGGCTCTCCAAACACATAATAAATAATGCTTGACATATTCATTCAAGCATGTTATAATATAAAGACATAATACAAACAAATACATTAGAGGTGTAAATGTCAAGAAATAAAGGACGCACGAAGGCAACTTCCCCCGCGCCAGCACAAGCAGTCAAAGCTGCTCCAACTCAAACCACAGGGTTGTCCTACGTGACACCTACAGAGTTCGTAGAGCTTCCTTCCCGAGGACAGTTCTATTCAGCGGATCACCCGCTCCACAATCAAGAGACTATCGAACTCCGCTACATGACAGCAAAAGACGAAGATATCTTAACCTCTCAAGCGCTACTCAAGAACGGACTTGCAATAGACAGGCTCGTATCCAACCTTATCGTCGATAAGGACATCAACCCAGACGACTTGCTCATCGGAGACAAAAACGCTCTCCTACTTGCAGCAAGAGTATCAGGTTACGGCGCAGACTACAAAGTCCAAGTATCCTGCCCCTCCTGCGGCACCGCACAGGCGCAAACCTTCGATTTGACTGCGTTCGAAAATAATGAAGGTGTCCAGCCCGACGAAAATGATGGAAGCGGCGTAGCGGCGACTGACAATGGAACTTTCACAGCAGTTCTGCCAAGAACAGGGTACACCGCAGAGTTCCGACTTTACACTGCCCAAGATGAGAAAAACGCTCTTCAGTCCTCTGCTAAGAAAGCAAAGCATAAGCTTGAAGACTCTGCATCAACTGACTTACTAAAAGTCCTTGTCATATCAATCAACGGTATCACTGACAGAGTGGAAATAAATAGATTCATTGATAATATGCCAGCACAAGACGCACGACACATTAGGGGCTGCGTCCAAGTTGTTACGCCAAACGTCGATATGAATCAGCCCTGCGAATGTTCATCCTGCGGTGCAGTTACCGACGTGGAGGTGCCGTTTACTGCGGAGTTTTTTTGGCCTAAACAGTGAGTATATGGAGAACGTTTACGAACAGTTCTTCTATCTAAAACATCACGGAGGGTGGAGCTTCATTGAAGCATATAACCTTCCAGTGCAACTAAGAAACTGGTTCGTCCGACGCTTGTCAAAGCAGTTTGAAGACGAGAACGAAGCGGTAAAGAAGGCGCAGAAGAAAAAATGATAATAGAGAGCGGGCATTATTGCCCGTTTTCTTTTTGTAAGAGACTATTTATAAAGCAACGACTTTATGCGGAGGGCATAGAATGAATAAAGATAATGATTTGGTTCCACTCGAAATCAACCTGAACGCTAAGGCAGAGGGCACTCTTAACGAGAGTTGGCTCGCAATGTTCGGTGGAGCTATCGATATGGTGATGAGAGGTATGTTCGGAGGAAGAGCAGTCCCAGTGAATGTCACAGGCACCAAGAAGCAGATAAGTTCTTTTCAGAAAGCACTCGGACATGAGGCAAAGTATCTCAAGGCGATGAAGAAGCACGGACTCGACAATCCAGCATCGCATAGAACAAAATCATCTCTCGATAGAGCGATTAAAAACTTTGAGAAAGACACTGGCATCGTTTGGCCATTCAAGTAGGGGGTAACTAAGAGTGGCTGAAGATAAGACTCCAGAACAGAAGGCAGCAGAGCAAGCTGCCGCTGAAGCCGCAGGTAAAATTAGAGCGGAAACTGAAGCCCTCATTCGGAAAGCCGAAGCTGAGAAAAAATCGAATGAAGCAGCAATCGAAGCTATCAAAGCTAGGACTCATACTACGAAGGAGCTTGACGCGGCGAAAGGACGCCTGCTCCAGACGGAAACGAAATTAGCCGAACTTGCATTATCTCAAGACGCCAGTGACGCCGCAGCGATAAAGCAACTGCAAGATAAAGTCAAGGCGTTAGACGATCATACTCAAAAGACGGAGGAAAATACCAAAGCCCAAGAAAAGAATACTAAAGCGCAAAACGACTTTACAACTTCTCTATCCAATGCTATAACGACGATGACAGGCGTTACAACTGGTTCCGAAACCTTAGTAGGATCATTCTTCAATCTGAAAAAAGCAATAGATGCTGAAGAAATATCAGCGGAAAAGTTTACAGAGACAATCGATGAAATGTTCGACTCTCTCAACGTCGGCGCATCTATTATGGCAAAAGTGCAGCTATCGACAATAGCTATGGCTTCCGCAAATGATAGCGCAATAGCATCTTTCAATAAGGCGACAGGCGCAGCAGGAGACTATGACTCCGAACTCAATACACTTGAGAGACAGAATAGACGCTTAGGCATCTCAGCGGCAGAAATGGCAGACGAATATAGTTCCCTTATGAGCACGATGTCTGGATTTGGCATAATGACAGAATCTCAGAGAATGGAACTCGGAACACTTGGTGCCCAATACGGAAAAGTAGGAGTATCAGCATCAGACTTCTCAGGCATACTACAGTCGTCTACCAATATGATGGGACTCGGAACAGACGGCGCAATGCAGATGCAGAGCGCAGCTTTTGACTTGGCACAGGAACTCGGAAGAAACGTATCAGAAGTATTCTCAGAGTTGAATCAAGCGCTCCCAAAATTGGCGATGTATTCTGGTGACGTAACGGGAATGTTCGTAGATCTTGAAGAGCAGGCACATGCGACTGGAATGGCAGTCGGCGAACTTATGGACATGGCAGGCGCATATAGAACATTCGATTCCGCAGCCGAAGCCGCAGGAAATCTAAATGCCGTTTTAGGAACACAGTTATTTGGTACTATGGACTTGCTTGAAGCCCAGCTTGAAGGTCCAGCAGCCGTTATAGAATATATGACGGACAATCTCTCTAACTCAATAGGAGACTGGAACTCTCTCAATACTTTCCAAAAAGAAGCAGTAGCCAATGCTGCGAAAATGTCTGTCGAGTCAATGGCAACTCTGATGAATCAAAGAGATATGACTGCGGAACAACGCCGTGAAGCAGCGTCTGTAGAAGATGCGATGGAAACAGCAAGAAGTATGGGAGATGAGCTAAAAATATTGTTTGCAGAATTCGCCGTATCAATTAAGCCGATATTCGATATGCTGAAGAAAATAGTTGGTTTTGTGTCTTCTTTCTTGCAGAAGTTGCATGACATGGGCGGTGCGATATCGCAGATAGGCGGAATGATAACGCTTTATATTGTCGGAACTTTTATAAAAAGTATAGCAAAAGCGGCGGTACTGAGAATGACTCTTGGAACTCAAATTCCTATACTTTCAACGATATCGGCGAAATGGACAGAAATTAATGCCAAAATAGCGACAGCGGCAATGACGAGCAAAGGTGTCAGCGGCGGCGTCGGCGGCGGCATAACCTCAACGGGCAGCGGCGGCAACGTAGTCCCGAATGTTGGAAAGACGAGTATGCTCAGAAGCGCAGGCAAATTCGCAAAATCTCCATTGGGATTGGGAATGTTAGCCACGGGAGCAGGCATGATAATTGGAGCAGGAGCAGAAGAAGGCAGTGGTAGAGCTAAGGCAGGCTCAACAATCGGTGGAGCAGGAAGCGGGGCAATGACGGGCGCGATGATTGGTTCTGTTATTCCTGGCATCGGCACAGGGGTTGGCGCTGCGCTTGGAGGACTTTACGGTGGCTTGAAAGGATTAGGCGTTTTCGCCGACGGTGGAGGTATCGCAGGAACAGGTCCAACTCCAGCCGTAGTACACGGTGGAGAAGCCGTCGTTCCTATCCAAAGAACGCCAGCGGCAGAAAACTTGGCAACTATGGTTGCGGAAAAATCATCAGGAGGCGGAGACAATGCCGCAGTCGTGGCAGCAGTCAGAGCCCTTGGCGCAAAAATGGACACAATGATAACTAAACTCGGCACAGGTGGAGATGTAGTGATGCAAGTAAATAAGCGAGAGTTCGGAAGAATAGTCAATGAACATTTCGGAGAAACTGGTTACCAATCGGTTTCCGTTAGGACGGCATAATGTCGAACCCAACGCATCTAATAGCAGGCGAACACGGCGATTCTTCCATCACGGATTGGGCAGAAAGGCAAGGATATAAGGTAAAGTTCATGCACAGACCAACAGGACATATTGTAGAGTTTCCAGCAGTTATATCTGATTTTACCGACAATCATGTTCCAGCAATGGAATCCAGATATGGAGGAAATCAACACGACCCAATGACCACGCAGACGGGAACGGGAAGAAACATTAGCTTTACGCTGAGTATCGTAAATTCCTCCATAGAAGAGGCAAGATACAATACACAGTGTACTAACCTCTTAATACAAATGCTTTATCCGTCACTAGACACGCAGAATACATTTGTTGGTAAACCGATTATTAACATCCAATTGATGAATCTTTTGGACGGAAACGAAACTGGAGACGGAGTGGATTGTATCGTCGAGAATATTGAATACAGTGTAGATTTCGATGAGGGAATCATTAATGGCAACAGGGGAGTGCCAGCATTGAACGCTTCAGGGAAGGAAATTTACCCGACAAGTGTTAAGATAAACATCAGCGGCAGAACTGTATTGCAAACTGTAGGAGACAATGGGGAAGCCAATCCATTTTCTACTAACAATATTTATGGAGGGTAACGATAAATGGCACTAAGACCAACTCCAGATCAGTCATCTTATATAGATGATGTTCCTTCTTTAGCGGAGCACCAAAGGTTGCAGGAAGAAATCGTTGCAGAAGGAGGAAATCCAATTCAAGATACTGCAACTATGCAGTTTGCAAATGAAGTCACTCCCTTGCAGTCACCTGAAGATACGATGCCATCGGAGCTTCCGTACAACCACGCAGCCACAACCAGATTTATTGTAGCACATACGTTATATCCTTCTTTGAGACTTCGAAGCAATGACCAAGATTGGTTCGAATGCTATATCCATCCAACGTCTTATCAAGAATCTTTTAAATCTAGATGGTCTGCCGAAGATTCATCTGATGGTTATTTAAATCAGCAATTTTCATATGGTGGAACGGAAAGAGCAGTATCCTTGTCATTTGTCTTGCCAGCAGTCTCGGTAAAGCAGGCGAGATTCAATCTTACTCAATGCTCAAATATGTCAGACATGGTATATGGAAAGTATAGAAATCTAAGAGTCGAGCCAGATCAAATAAGAGTCCTCGCTGGTGAGAAAACATTCAGAGCCGATTTCGGTAGCCTAATACGGGACGAGAAAGTAGTCGTCAGTAAGTTTTCATTTTCTGTAGATCCCGACGCAGGGGCGTTCGACTATGACGGCAGCGTTGTTGACAGTGAAGGCACTCCAATCGACAGCGATGTCACTCATTCTACAAAAGGATTATTATTGCCCAAACAAATATCTGTCGATGTCGAGTTTATATTCATCCATGACGATGCTTTAGGGTTTGGGGGAAGTAACAGAATACCAGGTATCGGCGATTTGAAATGGGCAGAAAATAGAAACAGAGACTGGCCACACGGAACGGGACACATACATGTGCAAGACTATATGCGTGCAAACAATATCACAGAAGACACAGATATAGAAGACATCAGGGGAGAAGACGGAGAAGAATTGACTCAAGAACAAAAGAACGCCGTTTTTCGATCACGCTACGAAGGTTTAAGGACAATTGGCGAAGGTCCAGAATAATACCTTGAGTGACTATTTATATCTACAGGGAGAGATGAAATGGCAATGAATCCAAAACGATTTGCGGGAAGATACAGGTTTGTGAATTATGAAGCAGGAGCTACGACGCAGTATTCTACTCCTACAATTTTTCGCATAACTCAAGATCAACGAAGAAGCCTCATGGAAGTTCCTCACATATGGAAGACAGGCGACAGGTTTTATAAACTAGCGGCAACATATTACGGACGTCCACAGTTATGGTGGGTGATAGCGATGTATAACAATACACCAACCGAAGGACACCTTAAGATAGGAGATTCGATAGTAATACCTACTCCTATCGAGCAGTTGTTGAGGTACTTGTAATGCCAACATATGCAACAGAGGAGCGTTTGTGGGAATTCCAGACAAGGTTAATAGAAAATGTTGACAAGTGTAAAGAAGCCTTTAGAAAAAACGACTCCAACGCAGCACCCACCGCTAAATATAAAACCCTCAACGGCACCATCCCAGCGAGAATGACTCTCCCCGTTAGAAACATGCTTAGTGGAGACGACAATGAAGTTCAGCACAATATGACAGGTTCTACTCCATGTGTTCTTTCAGAAGGGGATCATGGAAGCCGATATAAGTTTGTAAATCTTCCCGCGTCGATAGTTCAATTGTTGACACCTCGCATAGAGGTATATAAGATATATAAAGCACCAGAAGGAAGCACAGAGAAAGATAAAGCGTATTTACTCCATCAAGGAAAGCATAAAAAATCCGCTATATTAGCAGCAATAGAAAGAGGAGATATTACCCTACATGACGACAACATGCAAGGAGTTGTTCTTCAATCAGTTGATTTCACGAAACTAGGAGGAAACCCAGCGGAAGTTCATACCAATATAAAATTTAACATGAGGCTGTACGCAAAGAATGTAACAGAGTTTTTCGTCAGAACAGATTCATATCCAGACACCTTAGATAGTAACCAAGATACGGATGATGCTATGGACGCTTGGAACGATTTTTTAGCCAACGACGGCATCAGACTCAATACGGAAATCCTGGCGCTCCGCCAACAGATTGGACTTGCTATTGACAGAGGAGCCCCCCAAGCTTATATAGACAGAATCAGCCGCTATTTAGAAGAGCGGGAGGTACCTATTGCACTCCACAGAGCAGCCCTCCAAGCGGCAACGGATGTAAAAGGAACAGCTTGGATAGATATAATAAAAATAGATCCTGGACAGTCTTTAGATGCCAATGGAAGTCCGAGCCAACCACAGGCAACAACCACTGCGAATGCAAACCTTGCAGTGGAAGAGGTAGATGTTCGCATAAAAGTTGATATAGGGTATTCTTTCTCATCCAAGTCAAAGCCAACAGATATCCCCGACGAAGCATGGGAGCATTGGAAGCGGGTAGTTGGAGAACAGAAAGAGACATTCTTCCTAAGTCTTGAGAAACACGAGTTCAGTTTTTTAGGCATGACTGGCGTGGAGCTATCAGTTGACTTTATTGCCACTGGAAATGCCAAAGCGCTCCAACCTTCTTATGATGTTCTCGGAGCTTTAGACTATGAGAGATTTTTAGAAGTTCACAACGCTGGATTCGCCACCGAACGAGAGGAACGACGACTCAATCAAGAAAGATTAGCTCAACTACAGGAAGATCTCGCTTCGGAGGAAGCAGTCCTTGCGAGTATTCCAGCAGCGATGGATAGGGCAGAAGCCAATATGGATGCATATCTGACTAATAATAACCTGAGTCGTCGCAGAGATCACATTGTCGTCGGGAAGTCCGCTGAAGCACGAGCGATATTGGACGTGGGCTGGAGAGAAGACTCAGCGGAGGAAAGTATTCGAGATTTGACAAACAAGATTGAAATTTGCGAAGAAAAGATAGGAGAAATAAACGAACAGGAACAAGAAAGAGAAATCGAGGCGACGAGAACGAAAACTAACATCAGGATGAGATTTCTCAAGCAATTGTATCTTACAAACGATTTGACAGTTTCTGCTACAGACGTCGGATCAAGAGTTCATACGGCTTCAGCAACTCGCTTGGCAGCGTCATCGTCGAATTTTAAAGTCTTTCCGCAGGGCACAATACCTGGACAGATTGCTTTGTCTCAAGCAGGAATCGGCGATGCCGCGTCCGCAGCAGAACGAAATGCCGACAGAGACGCTGAACATTTTTTCACCAGACTCGGTGGCGAAGGAGACGTTGTTACAACTGGCGGTTTTGTTTTTCTCGCAGACATTTTCGAGGCTGCATACGAAGCTATCCTCCTTCAAGTCACTGACACGGCTAATATCGCCGACATTCCAGATTTAGTCACCGCCGTTGAAGCAGCAGAGGCATTGGAGACATCTCAACGTCGATCTGACATCAACGCCCAAAGCGGACCATCGCCACAGTATGAAGCCGCTCATGCAGCAGCCAATACCGCAAGACTAGCTCTCGCCAACGCACGAAATACGAATCAGCAGCCCTTTGCAACTCTAACCCAAGACGATTTTGTAACAAAAGTCCTCTCACATTTTGACGGAATTGTCACTGGAAATGTGATGATTCAACATCCGACATGGACTCATGAAACCATAACTATGCCCATATCTGACATACCCATATCGATTGACTTGTTGCGGGAGTGGTTCCACCGAGCGGCAACGACAAGAGTTCAATATCCATTGCGAGATTTTATTCCAGACGTTATGAAGTTTGTTGAAGATATGTTTGGTAAAATAAAATATAGAGACGGAACCTTGCCGAGAGGCGTAAAAAGTTATGATTTGCCAAGATTCGCACTGAACAATGTCTCATTTGGCAACGAAGGGCTCTTCACTCTCCGCGCAGATAGATTTAAAAGCAATGCTCACACAACCATCGCCCGCAAGATAGAAATATCGAAAGGCAGCGACTCTCAAAGGACGGCAACTGTCATCGAACAGGTGCATGTTGGAAATATGTCCAACGCAGGAGTGCCAAAACTGATATTTGGACAAGCTACGAAAGGAATATTGAAACAGATATCATTTGAAAGAGAGGATATACCAGGACACGCAGAGGCTAGACTTATGACGGATAGAGATTCCGTGTCGTCAAATATTGCTCTTAGGGAAAAATACAACGTATCTATAGAAACGAGAGGGACAACCTCTTTCCTTCCAGGATCTACATTTTATCTAGACATAACGCCAATAGAGTTGGGATATACCAGTGAAGAAAACTCATACGCAAAACGCCTTGGGCTTGGAGGGATGTATCGCGTCGTTTCCGTCGAGAGCACTATTTCATTTGACGGCGGCGGAAACTCGTGGACAACTAAGCTTAAAACTAAATGGGAGTCATTTGGGGATGGAACGAATGGAGATCCAAACCAACTCGGGACAAGAACACTAAGCGGAGCAGAGTGTCAATAATGCCATTTTCTAAGAAAATATTTCAAATGAGAGTCCAATATCTAAATTTTGTCGTCCCATTCGGCAAACACAACAACTTTCACGACTCATCCCTACGTCCAAACTACGGCAGAGTTGACTTATTAGGCAACGCAGTCTATCCATCGGAGAAGTATCTCACGCCCATCCCATCAGAGGGATCACTCTACGCCCTCAACTTTGTTGCCGATGCTTTCAAGGATTTCCGAGAATACTACCTCAAAATGGTTACAGCAGGGGGAATAAAACAAGGACAGGGCGCTCTCTCTATCGTAAAGCCAATCCGAGGTTGGGAAAGTATGCACACACTCTATGGAAAGAACATAGACAATATCTATGGCGAACTAGTCAGCCTATATTTCGAGAAAACAGGAACAAGCGGCGAACAATCAGACAGACGTCCAGAGGACTTCGAACAGTTTACAGGATTACTAAATGACTTACTATACACGAAAGGACACGAGATAGGACTAACTCGCTCCTCATTCGTATTATCCAAACGAAATCCGATCGCCACAACTGGGCTCGCTATTGAGATCACACCAGACTTAGGTGCCGACAGGAAAAAGGCGTTCTTCGGAAACCGAAACTTCAAGTTCTATATGGACTCCCTCAAGAAGTTCGGGTTCATGGTAGACGTTGACTACCCAGGGCGCATCATCGCAGACATCGGTTCACCCGAAATACAATACTATATGTCAAGATATGGATTAACAGTTGACAACCTGTTCGAAACAGTGTATTATAAAGCAAGTGATTTTGATTATTACCTTCTAAAAGTCTACATCTCCCAATATTACAACACTTACGTCGCCCAATACCCATCAAAAACCATTACAACTCCAACAAAGTGCGGAAAACCAACAAAAAGAGTGATTTTGCGAGAGCAAATCTCCGCAGACGACTATTCTGACGACTATTGGCTCTCAATCTACGTCAATACGAGAAACTTTGAACTATCTCAGCCACTTGACGAGCATAAACTCAAAAAAGTCATAAAAAACGCAAAAGATTTAAGAAAAAACCTTGACATCTCTGAAGCAATACGTTATATTGGAGATACAATGAAAAAATATCAGTTCAAAAAGTAAAAACAACGGAACTTAGTTGATAGTCCAGACACTAGACGACAAACGGCACTGCTTAGGTGTATATCACGACGGCAAACTCATTTATGAGTGCGACGAGTTTGATTTCAACGCCATAACTGCGACTTGGAACTATAATCCAGTATTTCAGCAAAAACCTGCTACCATCGCCTCTCTGCTCGTCCAAAATAAAACACTAACGGAAGTATGCCCTGAATATCTCAAAACCCGCTGGGAGACTATCTCCGCCCGCCTACAGGCATTCCATAAATCATTTACCACCGCAAAAGTATCTCTGACTACCAACTGCTTCTACGATATCGTTCCCGAACGCTTCCTTTTGGAGTATTGCGAGATAAAGAACCAGATAACTAAGCACGTCATTGAGAACAACGCCACCCCGTCCAACTACGACTTCCTACGAGAACTCTCCGCCTTCGCACACGACATCAAGCAGAACAAACTCAACATAGACTACCGAAGAATAGCGAGAGATAGCCACAAACTCAAAGTGAAGAACTTCATTAGCAAGAACAAGACGACAAGTCCGTATGTATCCTACAACATCTTCGGCACCAAGACAGGACGACTAACAACGAACAAGGGGTTCTTCCCCATTATGACGCTTGACTCCGACTACCGAAAGATAGTCAAACCAAACAACGACTATTTCGTGGAACTTGACTACAACGCAGCAGAACTCCGCGTCCTCCTCGCACTCGCAGGAAAAGAGCAACCAAGTGACGACATTCACCAGTGGAATGTTGATGTTGTTTATGGAGGACTGGTTACGAGAGAGCAAGCAAAGAAGGGCATCTTCTCTTGGTTATACAACCCCAGAGCGAAAGACCTCTTGGCGGAGAGAATGTATGATAGAGAATCCGTCCTGAAAAGGTATTGGAACGGACAACATGTCGCAACACCATACAAGAGACTCATCCCAGCAGACAGACACCACGCTCTCAACTATCTAATACAAAGCACGACAAGCGACTTGGTTCTCACCAAGGCAATGAATATCGCCGAGACTCTAAAAAACAGAAAGTCCTTTATTTCTTTCACACTTCATGATAGTATAGTTATTGACTTTGCCGACGAGGACAGAGAACTCATAGGAGAACTCATCTCAATATTCTCTGAAACAAAGTTCGGAACATTCCAAGTAAATCTAAGTGGTGGGAAATCATTCGGAGAAATGAAAAGGATAAGGCAGTAGATGGTTCAGCGAACTATTTATAAGCGAGGCAAATTATGAAAAACATTATAGACAACTGGAATAAATACACAAACGAAGTTCTAAACGAATCTTCCTTCTCTCGCATAAAGAGAATGGTAGACGAAGGGAAGCAACCTTTTGTCGTCATCTCAGCAGCACGAGACGACTTGGGTGAAGACGAGGCAGGCAACCAGAAGCGAGGCAAGATGCTAAAGAGCGACTTGAAGGCAGCGGGATACCCGTTCACTCAAGTTCTTGGCGCAGGGCAAGAAGAGCCAGTTGAAGATCCAGATACAAACGAGAAGAGCAT